GAATTTAATTGCTGCCGAATATTCAGGATCGGTAATACCAAAATCGTCTGCTACTTCGGTGATACTTGAATAAGGGCGAACTCGTTCACCCGCACCAATAACAGGTGTTGAACCAAGTATTAATAATGAGCCAAAGCTACGTGTTTGGGCTGCAAGGGGTGTTAAAGAGATTTGTACATTAACAACCAAATCCACAGGTAAAGCTGCGGTCATACGATCTCCTAGCCCATATCAATATTGGGCGGTGTAAGTAGGTCTAAAATTGAATAATGGGTTAATTTTTTACGGCGCAAAGTGAACTGAAAATCGTATCGGCGTAACCATTGTTGATTGATTAGTTCTGGTACATTGCGAATAGGTTGAGAACGAACAAACGTGATTCCAAAAGGCTTGAGTTGATTGTTGTTTTGAGGAATAGCTAAACCCGATTTAAATGTTTTGGCTTTTGCTTCGGCATGCGGTCCATAAAACGAGGCTAAAACATCAAATGTTTCGTGGTTAACAGAATTACCATCATCATCAAAATACGGCGAATCAGGATCTTCACTACTCACAACACCAATTGAAGCCCATGTAATCGTTGGCTCTGGTAATTTTGGCGTTTCTGGTTGCCATCGAGGGCGGACTAAATTTGGATTTAAACCTGTTAAATTTACAACATGGTTTTGCAATATATCCTCTAACCCATCATCACTAGGCAATGCTTCGCCATCGGGTGATAGATAACCACCCGTTGCACTGGTATTAGACATTTAAGAACCTGCGAATGGCTTAAGAACACAAACCGCTTGGATAAAACCCTTTCCAAAATGTGAATAATCATCAACACTATTCACAAAATAATGTTTCCCGTGCCAACAAATTTCGTCTGAATCACGCCCATCTTTACCTGCAACAAGATTAAAACGTGTGACTATGTTGATTGCACCTGACACTAAGGAACCATCTGGACGGCGATTTATATTTGTCCCATCATTTGAAGTAACAACACCAGAAAATTTAGTTTTACATTCTTTGTTTTCAGCTCGACCTTTTTCATTAACTATTTGGGTTTTGCGAATACAAATAATGTTTTTATCCATAAATCTTGGATCTTTTAAAACGTTGGTAACATTCAGTCTAGCCATCATCACCCCGTTTTCTAATGACGTACGTAATGCTTTTACGCATTTCGCCAGTGTCTATTAAAGGTCGAACTAAACCCGCTTCAGGTGTGCCAGAATCCAATTGCTTTAGATATTCTTTAGCACCTTTTCTACCACGGCGAGCTCTAGCTTTGATTGTTTCTATGGATAAAGGAGCTAGACTAGCTTCGACAAAATAAAGCCTTACTGCATTTTGAGCGATCATTCCAGCAGCATTGTAGTGTTTCATAACGCGGTCTGGATTTCCGTCTAATGCAGCATCAACTGCTTTGCAAAGCCGATCTGCTATTTTCTCTTGTACGGAAGCAATACCAGGAATCAAGGTTGGTCTTGCTGGGATGTTTTTAGCAGGAGACCCATGTTCGTGCAAATAGTAAAGCTGAGCATTGGTCATACCACCCGCATCCGTTCGATTCTCACCGTGTGGGATACCAACCAAAACCTCATTACTCATCAAGTCCGTAATTGCTTCAAAAATACCTGTCAATCCTTCACCTGACATAGTGACACTCATAATTGAATGCCCCCCATACCAACCATACGGATTAATTGATAAAACTGAATGCCATAGGTTGTCATATTCCAATGGCCAGCATCATCCAAGGTTATTTTTGATACATCAAGAGAGACTGAAACCTTATCAATAGTTTTTGACGTTTCAACACCTTGCACTTGCCCAGCATTTGCAGAATCACCATTACTGGTGGCTTCTGCTTCTCTGGCATATAAAACAAGATAGTGAGCAACAAAAAGCATTTGGCCTTCTTCATACAAATCAGCCCAACGGCTTTCGTTCATCATTTTTTTCGAAAAGTTCAGCCAAAAATTAAACTGCGCCGTTGGATAGACATCTTTATCTGCAAATACAGGAAAGGCTTGTCTAAAATCTGATTCGTTGATCATGGGTTATTTCGCCTTTTCTTGTTCTTTGGGTTGTTCAGACTTGGTAGCTGCATCCAACTTAGCTTGGAGATCAGCGATCAAATTGTCTTTTTCTGCAAGTTTTTCTCCTGCTTCAACAAGTTGATCTTTTGAATCCTTAAGCTCGATTTGCAATTTCTTCAAGGCTTTTTTGGCTTCATCCACTTCAAGTGCTTCATCTGAGATTGGCTGAGAATGTGCTTTTACATACCAATGCTCAGCAACAACCTTATCAACCTCTTGTAAGCCTGCATCCAAGGACACTGACGTATCTTTGTCTAAGTAAACTGTTAAAGGTTTTTCTAGCAAAATCTTTACTTTAGCCATGATTACACCCCATCAGCGTAGTAAGCAGTTTCAGGATATACCCATTCAACAACACCCAGACGACCAAAATAAGTCGTCAATTGACGCAAATCGCGGTATTCAAGAGGAGTACGTTGTAAAGGCACTAATGGGAAACGAACACGATTTTCATCTTGCGTGTAAGTTACGATTCGATCTGTACCCGCTGCACCACGACCTGTTAACCATTTTAGTGGTTGAATGTCTAATTCTCGGCCATTAACAGAGTTAGATAAGCTATTCTTTTTCAAGAACTCAAGAATAGAAATATTCCCCGCATTTGACACAATACGGCTAGTCAACAAGCTAAATTGCACTGGTGGCAATAACAACTTATCTGGACATACGGCGAAACCTGATGCAACCCAAGCTTGGTTGAGGATTAAGTTCACATCATCAAGAATTTCTTGAGGTGTTTTATTTTTCCAAAGTGCTGAACCGCCTGCGCCGTTTGGAACGTTGGTAGAGCCTACTAGTGTAGAGTTAACGAGACCTTTAACACCTAATATTCCATCACCGATATAGACTTGCTCATCTACATCCATGTTGTACTTAAGCATCATGCCGTTGTACTTTTGCACATCAACAGGGCGACCAACTTGTTTTGCAGACTCAAGCTCTGGAAGTGTCCAGCCTAATTGCATACCCCATAAGCTTAATGGGTTGGCTGTTTTGCCAATGTCTAAAGCAATACCTTGAATTGCATCGGTATCTTTACCAATCCAAGATTTACCGTTAGGTGATGCACCACCTGCAGCAGCAAAAGTGCTATTAGTGAAAGATGATGTTTCATCTGCAATAGATACATCAGAGCGCAAATCAATATCGCGTGACCACGTTACACTTGCCAATGGCTCATGCATACGTTGATCTAAGCGTTCAAGTTCACCAACAAGGAATGCACCTGCACTATCAATTGTTCGTGCATCAAAGGTCATCATTTGGTCGCGCGTTTGTGCACGGATGGTACCTGACGAACCCATTGCGACAGCAGCAGCCATAGATCGAGCTAAGAGTAATTTACTCATCTTATTTTTTCTCCATGCACAAAAAAACCACCATGTAGGTGGCTGTGCGAGCAATATTTAATTTAGATGTTGTATGAGATTTCTACATTACCAGCCGCATCAGCATCATGCATAAAGATGGCGTTAGTAAGTGCAATCGTATTTGTACTATCAGCTACAGCTTCAATCCCGCCGATAGGTTTACCTGCCGCTGCATTCGCTACACGAACATAAACAGTACCGCCTTTTTTCGCCGTCCCTGCATTACAAGAGACAGTCATATAACCACGGCGTAAAACGTCTTGGATGCCTGATGTTGGTGGTGTTGCTGGACCTTGTACGTTAGTCGTGCTCTGTACAGGATATGCTCGAACCAACAAGCCATAGACAGCAGTATCAGATGAGCCTAAAGGAGCAAAATTACCATTTGTATCTAGCTTTCCAAACAAACCATAAGCAGCAAAACTACCTGTGATTGGATGAGCTTCGATTGTTGATTGACTTTTACGAGACACATCACCCGGAATGCCGCTTGGCATACGATATAAAAATGCATTACCCATTTCATTTATCCTTATTTGTTTCGATTAGCCCAAAACTCACGGTTACGAGCGTTAATATCTGCAACAGTACTCGGAGCGCGTCCAAAGTCTTTAGTAGAAACGCCTGAACGAACACCCAGTGAATTATTTTTTTGTTTAACCAACTCAGATGCGCCGATAAAAGCAGTATCCAGAGTGGTCGCCGTCATAGAGTCAAAATTAGTATTAGCACCGATAAAAGGACTAATAGCTGCTTGACCATCTTTGGTTGTGTAAGCTTGCTTTAGTGCTTGACGCTTAATACTTAATACTTTTTTACCTACATCTTTCGCTGCGCTATCCAGAGTGGGAATAACAATACCAGGCGCTAAGATTTCAGCGCGTGCACGAACTTCCGCTAACGAATCACCTGTGTGGTTCTGAATACCTTCTTCCGATAGTTTCTTGGCTTCTTCAGCTTTCAAAATATCGTCTTTGGTTTTTTCATCATCAGGATCTACATCGTCAGTTTCACTTTTTTCAGGATCTTCACCATCTTTGGTTTTTTTCTTTTCCAAAGCTGTTAAGCGACTATCCATCGTTTTCATAAACTTACGCATATCGGCTTGAAATTTTGCATCACCTGTTTTGGTCTTTTCCTCCTCAGGTTCTTCATCCTCGGTTTCTGGATCTTCTTCATCCGTATCTGAAGTCTTCTTAGCCTCTTCTACTGCTTGGTCCACGGTGCGCTTAAGACCAAGCAGACTTTGATACCAAGGCTCTTTTTGTTTAGTCTTGCTAGACATAAAACTATCTCCAATAGAGCAGCGAGAACCGCAACGCCCTTTATCTACTAATGCAATATGATTAATGACAATATTGCTCTGTAACCCTTTGCCTTTGCTGACTTCTGTATAATCAGCATCATAACCAAGAGAAATTTCCACTTTTCCATCTATCACAGCTTGGATCGTGTCTTTATCTGTAATAAGAAGATCTGCAAGTAAATAATCAGAATCTATTCCATCACCACGGCGAACGTTCTGCCCCGTACCTTTTGAAAGCTCTTTCCAATTTTCAGGATTCACCCAGTCATCAGGATGATCATCAGTGATTGGTTTGCTTTCAGCACTTGCTATAGTTTTCGGATCAAATAGAACATCCTCTCCTCGTTGAATGAGAATTAAGCCTGTATCATCCGCTGTTACGGGAACTTCACCCTTCCCGTACATAAGAGTTCCTATCCGTGCGATAGGGACATCACGGCATAGCAAATAACCTTCTGGTGTTGTTTCGCGTGTTCGCCCTAATTGCCCAGTTGTATAGATATTTGACCGATCTATCGTTTTTTGCTCTTTAGCTTTTTTCTTGAACATAATCCACCTTCTCAAAGGCAATAAAAAACCACCCGAGGGTGGCTTATGATTTGATATTTATATCGCAGGTGATAGACAGAATGTTAATTGCCCAAATTCATCTATATCAGCCGTTGGGTTAAGCTGTGGTGCACCCATGCTAGGATTTGATGGCTCAAATGGCAACAGTCCAAAACGCTGATATTCACTTGAAATATTTGTGATTTGCAAAGAACCATCTGCAGTTGACACAGTGAACAGTAAGTTTAATTCAGGATCTTCATCAATAATCGTTTTGAATTCTTCTGCGGAAGCAGTAGTTAAAGCAAGACTATTCAATGTGAAGAAATATTGACCAATAAAATCTGGAATTAAAATTGTGGTAGTTGCCCCATCACAACTGATTGACGGCGGTGTAACTCCACACTCACCCACATCTGCAATAGTATCGTTACCATTTCCAAGACGAACGCCGTTCGTAATTGGTTGAGCGCAACTGTATTGGGGAACCACTACGCCATTAACTTCATCAAGATACTTCCAAATGCCAAATTGAACTGTATCGCGAAAATTAATATCTTTCATTTATTCCTCTGGGATAACTGGTTCTGGATAACAACGACAGTTATAAATACAACCTGCATGGGCACGAGTTCCGCGCTTTCTGTCAACAATAGGGGGAGAATCCCACGGGATGAATTGACCGTTTAACAAGTGATGATCATGGCGTACATCACCATCTCCTGAATCTCGCCAGATATACCCATTGCTGCCAATAGATTTAGCACGTACCTCTGTGAACATGGAGCTGGCTCTTGATACTTCTGTTCTAGCAATATTGTTTGCCCTAGACTTGGTTACGTGACCAGTAGCCATAATTAATCCAGAGATTTCACTAGAACGACCGCCTTCAATCAAAGCTCTTGTAGCCAAATCTTGAACTCGATTTGCAGCCACAAGGGGTAAAGACTTAATCAAAGTTACTTGTTCTGCTAACAACTTCTGATATGTAGCACCTAAATCAGTATTTCGTATCTGATCTCGCAGACCTTTCGACATATCTTTTGTGTATATCATCCAAGTCTTTTCATCACGTAGAGCAACATCCGTTAATACTCGACCCGCTGCATGATGTGCCCATACATCTAAGGTTTCAGCATAACGGCGTAATGCTGTGATGATGGATGGATACGTATTCTGATCATCAACATCAAACCCCTTCACGATTGAATCGATATAAGAAGCAATTTGTCTCAACTGCCGACCATATTTAAGTTCCACTTTTCGTGCTCTATTCGGAGTATGGCGATTCACCTTCATTATCAGCACCTATATTCGGCTTCGGCGGTTCATCATTGGCTTGTTCAATATCATCATCAGTGATACTTGACCAAATGCCTGTAACTTCGCTTGATTGTCTCAACTCTTTAAGTGCTGTTTTTTCAGATACAATGCCTTGTTCTACAGCATTAATTACCGCTGTTGTTACGGTATTGGCTACCTCAGCCCTTTCTTTATCGGACATCTGCCATAAAGATGCGAAATCAAATTTGAATGATTTTGGAAGGTCGTAACCTAATTCAGATAAAGACACCACTCTAATTAAAATGTGCAATAGTGATCTTAAACGGCGTTCTTGCTGCTGATTGATATTGTCATAGTAATTACTTAAGTCACTTTCACCTGTTGAATTTAATCCCGCAGGAGATTGTCCAAACAATCGGACTAATGGAATTTGTACTGCACCTGATATTTGTTGACCAAATTGCAATAAAATATTGTCCAGTCCTGTGAAGCTGTATTGATGCGTTTCAAACGAATCGCTTGCATCCATAAGGGTCATACCCTCATTTGATTGGAATTGGCGAATCTGGTTAATTTGCTTCAATAATGCTTCGTATACTGCACCGCCTTTAGCAATGATCTCTCGTAGCTTATCAACCTTGTATGTGCGTAAGTGAGCCTTATAAACCAATTGTCCTGCGCCGAGTGTTGCGCTATCAAAAATGGTCAATCGATCAATTAGACGTTCAATTACTGATTGCCCCCAAAGGTTTTCTGCAATCGATTGCCAATAAGGTAAATCAACCCCATCTATACGAAGAACTCGACTGTGATGTATGCGCTGATTGCAGAATCCAACGGCATCAGTAATTACATCGTAATATTTAGGTTTTCCATAATCTGGGCCGTATTCAGTCACTAAATCTTGTAATGATGGTAAAACCATCCAGCGATCTAAAACCATTAGCCCTTTAAATTGTCCTTTGCTTATGCTCCCTAGCTTTAATGGGGTTTCAGGTCGTTGTCCGTCAATCAGCATTACAGCTAAGCATCCACCATATAATCGACCCCATTTGATCGTATTACACAACTTATCCCAGATTTCTAATCGGTCTAAGCATTGGTTAATTGCTTCGATGTCTTCTGGATTTTCAAAACCACGTAATGTGATTCCTTCTCGGGTCATGTCTTCAGCTACAACATCAACAACTTGACCAACCACCCAACTAGAGCGATACATTGCTTCAAGCTGTAAATGGTCTCGACTTACAAAGTCAAAATTATATTGTGATTGATCATGTTGGTTTCCTGAACCCAAGCCAACGCGAGCCGCAAAGTTCTGAAAACTATCGACAGTAAATTTAACTATATTCATTTCGTTCTCGTATTAAAGCTTGCTCCAAATATCGAGAGCAGAAACTAGAGGGCAATAACAGATCATTACGGCGTCTGCTCTGTTAGGAGAAATTGCGCCGTCTGGTTGTTTGTTGACTAGAATTTTTCCAACACCATTTTTGGAATATGTTGGCTGCGATAATTCCATGACAAGCTGTGTCATTTCATTTTGGTTGATGTCATTACTAGATAGCGATATGAGCATGTCTGGATCATATTCATGTCCATTTAAT